TGTTATATATTTAATATAATATTTAATAATATAATATATATATATAATATAATATATAATAATATATAATATATAATATATATATATATAAATTCATATTAGACAATTTATTTCTAAATAAGTTCAATCTTTCTTTAAAAATATTTATTTTCATCTTTCTTTAAAAAAGACTTGACTTTTTTATAATTTTATGGTATAATGTTATTATACACTGATAAATTTACCACTTCTTAAAAAGGTATAACCATGTCTCTTAAATCCCTGTTTCTTTCGTTGGTTTTAGTCCTAACCCCGGCTTTAGCCGTTGGGCAAACTTTAAGTCAAACCGGCTGTCAACTTATTGCGTCTGCTGCCGCCCACGCGGTTATGGAGGCTCAGGGAAAAGAGCCTAAAGGTTCTACTAAGCAAACACTTGAAATGATGTTTCCACGAGAAGGTGATCCCGGCAAATTTTATGTTCTGGTTGATTACCTAATTGAAAAATATCAAAAGCTCCCTAAAGCTATCCCGGATAAAGTATTTCAAGTTGAATACGCTCGGTGTGTAAAAGCTGAAGGGGAAATTGAAAAGCTACTCCCACAAAGGACTTAAATGCCACAACACATTCCGGGTAATCACTGGGATGAGAAGACCAAGATTGAGACAGTCAAAGCTTACATTGCTTTAGGTACTGCCCCAGCCGCTAGTGCGGTCACAGGTGTTAAACCTGAACTCATCCGAAATTGGAAAATGCAGCAATGGTGGAAAGACCTTGAAGCGGAACTTCGCTCAGGTGAGGAAATTCAGCTTTCCGCCAGACTTAAAAAATTTGTTAATCTGTCTCTTGAGAAGCTTGAAGACCGGCTTGAAAATGGAGATTGGATTTATGACCAGAAATCTGGTAAGCTCATGCGCAAGGAATTACCTGCTCGTGAGTTACATAGGATGACTTCTGACTTTATTGACAAGGCTCGTGTGATCGACGGTAAACCCACCAGTCGGACCGAATCTGTCCATAAGATTGAAGACCAACTTAAACTCCTTGCCCAGCGGTTTGCTGAGTTTACTGGAGCTAAAAAATCAGAAGTTATTGACGTTGAGTTTACGGAGGTACTTGATGCCATTCATGAAGAACGGAAAGAGGGATTACGCGAGGGAGTACGAATGGATCAAGAAGACCGGAGGAGTGAAGAAAATTGCGAAACGAGTCCAAGCCCGTAGAGATGTTATCAAAAAAGTTGGAAAGGCGGCTGTTGCCGGTAAAGACGTGGATCATAAACATGCTCTTTCCAAAGGTGGTGGCAATTCAATGTCTAATCTCCGAGTCGTTTCTGCTAGCTCCAATCGTTCTTTTGCTCGGAATAAGGATGGATCAATAAAATCCCAAACCAGTAAACGGGAACGTAAGAAATAATCAGGGACTATTGTCAATCAGGTAGACGGCCTCGCTTGGATCGAGGAGGTTCTAGGTTCGAGTCCTAGGTTCCTGACCAATTAAGCATTCATGGTGTTTAACGGCAGCATGTCAGTCTTCCAAACTGAGGGTTCGAGTTCGAGTCTCGGTGAATGCTCCAGCGGGTTCTTGGTATAATGGTATTATCTAAGTCTCCAAAACTTCAGGATGGGGGTTCAAATCCCTCAGAATTCGCCAATGTTAACTGCACAAGTAATTCAAGGTTTCGTAGGAAGCCTGTTAGCTAAAAAGTTTGACGGAGCTACAAAATCTCCCGATTGCCATATGGAATGGTGGGAACTTTGTTGTAGTTCAGCTAAATATATCGCCTTAGCTGCCCCACGAGGTTAATTAGTAAACCGGGGCGTTATAAATAGGTTGCGTGGCCTCGTAAGATTCTTAATTCGGTGAAACTCCTGAAATGGACAATACCGAGCCAAGCCCGTTCTGGGAAGGTGTAACGACTAGGTGAAAACCGTAGGGAGCAGTGCTCTCGAAACAGAATCTAACTTTCTAAAAAGGAAATTAATATGTCTAAATCGCATCGGCTTGCGTGGGCCGCCGGCTTTATAGATGGTGATGGATTTATCACTATCCAAGACCGGACTACTAAAATTAATGGTAAAATTTATAATGGTTATTATGTAAGGCTTGGTTGTTGTCAAGCCTCAGAATTACCTTTAAAAGAATTACAAGCATTATTTGGTGGAACCATCAGGATAAAAAATTCGGGTCCCAATAAAGAAAATTACAATCGTAAAATTCAATATATTTGGTGCCTTTCTACTAAACAAGCTTGTGAAGTACTTAAACAACTTTTACCATATCTGATACATAAACGTGAAGTAGCACTTCTAGCCCTAGAATTTCAAGAGACAATGGGAACAACTAGTAAAGTATCAGATGAAATTAAGACATATAGGCTTTTACTTAAAAACAAAATACAAGCCATAAATTCTGAAAGTTAAAGATATAGTCTGGACTGCATGGTAACATGCAGAGTATATATGGAAACGATATATACGTAACACTACACACGCAAAATCCACAGCAATTACCCTTTGTTATGGTCTGGCTACCCTCCTTTTCCGTGAACGCAAGTTCATGCTGATGGTTTCTGATACGGAAGCTCAGGCAGCAATGTTCTTGGGATCACTTAAACAGGAATTACAAGATAACGAAGACCTTATTTCTCTGTTTGGTATCAAACGTGATGAAAAAGGGCTTGTTAAATTCCTGAAAGACAGTGAAACTGACATCATTGTAGAATTTGAAGATGGTCATAAGTTTCGAGTAATAGCTAAAGGCGCTGAACAGAAGCTTCGGGGCCTGAATTGGAATGGAACACGTCCCGATTTGATTATCGGTGACGATATTGAAAACGATGAACTTGTCATGAACAAGGATCGTAGGGAGAAAATGAGGCGCTGGTTCTATTCTGCCCTTCTTCCAGCATTATCTCCACAAGGAATTGTCCGAATTGTCGGTACAATCCTACATATGGACTCTCTTTTAGAGAGATTAATGCCTGAAAACCAGCTCTTGACCAAAGATAAACGTAAATATATCATTGAAGAACCTCTTCGGACTTACACTGATAGACGTTTACCTTGGCGGTCAATGCGGTATCGTGCACATGACAGTACTTTTGAGCATATTCTGTGGAAAACTCGGTTTGATAAGCAATTTTTCAAAGACAAGTACGCAGATTACGTAGCTCAAGGTCTACCTGACGCTTATTCACAAGAATATTTAAACGTTCCTATTGATGAAAGCGTTGCCTACTTCAAAAAAGCTGACTTTTTAGCTATTAATGAGGTAGAAAGAAAGGCTAGGCTTAATTACTATATTACCGTGGATTTGGCTATTTCTGAGAAAGAAAAAGCTGACTACTCCGTATTTCTAGTTGCTGGAGTAGATGAAGGTAAAAAAATTCATGTGCGTAATGTGATCAGGGAAAGAATGGACGGTCGGGAGATCGTGGAAACAATTCTTGCCCTACAACAAACCTACCAACCAATTGCTTTTGGTATTGAGGATATGCAGGTTAGTAAGGCCATTGGCCCGTTTCTTAATGAAGAAATGCATAACCGTAACATATACCCAATGATAGTACCAATGAAGCATATGGGTCAAGACAAATTAACTAGAGCCAGAGCCATACAAGCCCGTATGCGGGCTGGTGGTGTGCGCTTTGACAAAGAATCTGACTGGTATCCTGCTTTTGAGGATGAACTTTCCAGATTCCCCCGTGATAAAAATGATGACCAAGTAGATGCTTTTGCATATCTTGGTTTGCTGCTAGATAAACTTATTGAAGCTCCAACTGATCTGGAGGTTTCAGAACAAGAATACGAGGATGAATTTAATGAGTCTGGATTATCCTATGCAGGTCGCTGCCCGACTACTGGGTATTAAATGAAATCTTGTAGAGTATGTAATATAGAAAAACCTAGAACTGATTTTGTACGTAACAAAGCATTTAGTTCTGGGTTTGACACAATTTGTTTAATTTGCTCAAGAGAAAAAGTAAAACAGTGGCGTAAAAATAATCCAGAAAAACGTAAGTTGCAACTTAAAAGAGAATCTGGGAAAGATTATAACCATAATAAGCATCTAAAAGCTACTTATGGAATAAGTAGAGATGTTTATTTAGAAATGTTTAATAAGCAAAATGGTTGTTGTGCTATTTGTAATAAACATCAGATAAACTTTAAAAGACGTTTACATGTAGATCACAATCATATAACGGGGAAAATTCGGGCACTTTTATGTAATTTGTGTAACTCCATGATCGGAACTTCACAAGAAGACCCAGAAATTTTAACAAACGCTATTAAGTATTTGGAGAAATATAATGGATGATTATGGAATGATTTCTGGGCAACAACCGGGTATTGACCCCGCTGCTGCTGAAACTGAAGAAAAAAGTGCGTTAGAGAGATTTCTGGATTCTACAAACATTGCTGAAGATATTGACGAAGAGGAGCTTGTCAAAATTGGTAATGTCGTCCACGAAGGTTATCTATATGATAAACAGTCTCGTAGTGATTGGGAGAGGCAGTACGAACAATGGTTAGCACTAGCTATTCAAATCAAAGAAGAAAAGTCCTATCCTTGGACGAATGCCTCGAACGTGAAGTTTCCTCTGGTATCTACGGCAGCTATGCAATTTGCTGCCCGAGCCTATCCTACCCTAATCCCCTCGGATGGCAGAGTGGTGAAGGCGCTGGTAATTGGTTCAGACCCCAATCAGGAGAAACAAGCACGAGCTGATCGTGTCTCCAAATTCATGTCTTATCAAGTTCTTCACGAGATGGAGAACTGGGAAGAAGATATGGACCGGCTTTTATTTATGCTTCCTATTGCTGGAACTGCTTTTAAGAAGACATTCCACGACCATAGCACAGACAAAAATGCCTCTGTTTTAGTTGACCCTAAAAACCTTATTGTCAATTATTGGACAAAAGATTTAGACAAGTCTGAACGAATTACGGAAGTAATTTGGAAATCTAAGCGTCAGATTGAAGAGAATACTCGCCTAGGTATTTATATTGAGCAAGACCTTCCTGACCCCAAGATTTATGATGAAAACAAAGATGCTAGTAAAATGGCTACTGCTGGTGGTAGGTTGGATGCCACAGTACCTTACATGCTTCTTGAGCAACATACTTTCTATGACCTTGACGGCGATGGTTATGCTGAGCCTTACGTAATTCTTATTGAAGAACAATCTAAAAAGGTTCTTCGTATTACTGCAAGGTTTGCCAAAGACTCTATTAAAGCAGAAAACAAAAAGATCATAAAAATTGATCCTTTGAATTTCTACACAAAGTATGAGTTTATCCCAAACCCGGATGGTGGATTCTACGGGATTGGTTTTGGATATTTGCTTGGACCTCTTAATGATTCTACAAATACCCTTATCAACCAGTTAATCGATTCAGGTACTCTTAACAACCTGCAATCTGGTTTTATTGGTAAAGGTCTTAGAATCAAGATGGGAGATGCCCCCTTTAAACCTGGGGAATGGCGGCCTGTAAATGCTGCTGGTGGGGATTTAAAACAAAATATTTTCCCTCTTCCTACAAAAGAGCCAAGTGCTGTATTAATGAAATTGCTGGAACTCCTTATTCAATCTACCAAGGAGCTAGCTAGTGTGGCTGAAATCTTTACCGGTAAGATGCCGGGACAGAATACACCAGCTACCACTACAATGGCTACAGTGGAACAAGGTATGAAAGTGTTTACTGCTATTTACAAGCGTATCTACAGATCACTTTCTAAAGAGTTCAAAAAGCTTTATCGCTTAAATTTCCTTTATGTAGACCCTAATACAGAAACATTGGTATTAGATGACCAGATTGGACCTGAAGATTTTGAATCAAAGAGCTATGACATTTGTCCGGCTGCTGATCCTAATGCTTCCTCCCAACAGGAAAAGCTTCAGAAAGCCCAAGGGCTTATGGAACTCTTACCCAGTGGTCTGCTTGAACCTATGGAAGTTGTTAAGCGTATGTTACAAGCACAAGAGCAACCTCAATGGGAAAATCTTGTTAGACAAGGCCCTCCGCCTCCTGATCCCAAGACTCAGGAAATGCAAATGAAAATGCAAATGGAGCAACAAAAAGTTGCCCTTAAAGCACAAGAAGGCGAGAGAAAGATGGAGCTTGAAGGACGTAGCCATGAACAACAAATGGTTATGAAATCTCAAGAACACGCCCTTAAAATGCAACAGCAAATGCATAGGGCAAAGGTTGAAGCCGCTACAGCCGAACATAATCAAAAGATTTACATGGCTGATGCTATGGTTAAATCCCAAGCTAATCAGGTTGCTACCCAACAGAAATTACAGCAGAACGATGCTATGCATCAACAGAAACTCCAACAGACCAAGGAGAGTGCTAAATTACAAAAGAGCAATACGAAGACTGGAAAGCCCACCCCGGCACCCAAGAATTCTTCGACAAAGTAAATGACCGTATTATAGACATCTCAGATTTGATGTCTACAACGGCAGGCTTAGATAGCCTAGCAGATCGGTTCAATGCAGGAGTAATCTTTACCTTGCGTGAACTTTTAGACGTAGATTTTTATTCATTAGGAGAATAAATGGCGCTGATTCCATGTGGGCATAGAGTCCTCATTCGTCACGATAAACTTGAAGATGTAGATGAAACCTTCAAAGCAGCTAAAGCTGCTGGTATTGAAATCCCCAAGGAATTCAAAGAAATTCGCTTGGAACAAAATGCGGTGGACAAGGGGCTTGTTGTATCGGTTGGCCCTACTGCATGGAAGGATTTTGGAGGTACACCTTGGTGTGCTGTAGGCGATTATATCGCATTTGCAAAGCATGCAGGGAAATACATTGAAGACCCCGAGACTAAGGAGGAATACGTTCTCCTTAATGATGAAGACATTGTGTGTGTAATTAAGAAAGCAGAATAATGACTGAAGAAACCCAAAACCAAGAACCCCAAGTCACTGAGGTTGAACAACGTGCTATGGAACAAGGATGGACCCCAGAAGAGGAGTTCAAAGCTAATCCTGCAAATGAAGGGAAAAAGTGGCGTACAGCCGAAGACTTTCTTGATCGCGGCGAACTATTTGCTAAAATCGATGAGCTAGCTCGCAAGAATAAAAGCACACAAAAAACACTGGATCAACTAGCCGCTCACCACAAGAAAGTGCGTGAAGTGGAATATCAGCGTGCATTAAATACTCTTAAGGCACAGAAAAAAGAAGCCCTCGAAGACGGGGATGCAGACCTTCTAATCGAAATTGATGACAAGATCGCGGAAGTGAAACTTGCTCAAAAAGAAGAGTCGCGTAGCACTCAGGCCAATGATATGCCTGAAGAGCTTGAAGCATGGGTTAATAAGAACCCTTGGTATAAGTCCGACAAGGAAATGGCAGAGGATGCAGATTCCATCGGAATTGGTTATAAGGCTAAAAACCCGGACAAGGCACCGTCTGAAGTCCTGCAATATGTGGAACGCCAAATCAAAAAATTATACCCAGATAAGTTCTCTAATCCTAACCGGCCTAAGGCTGGCGTAGAGGCACCGTCCAATAGAGGGACATCAAAATCTTCGGGAGGCTTCACTCTCAGTGAAGACGAGGAACGAGTGGCGCGGAATTTTGAACGGAATGGTATCATGTCCCGAGCCGACTATATTAAAGAGCTTAAAGGCACATTCGAGAGTACGAAAGGATAAATGATGGCTGAAACTAAACGGGTGCGTCGCACCGCCATTAATGGTACACGTAATAAGATTCCCTTGATCCAAAATCAAGACCCTAATTTTGTGTATCGATATGTATATGACAACAACGTAGACTTTCGTGTTCAGGAACTTGAAGAGCGCGGCTACGAGGTTGTTGATCGAAAAACTGTGAGGACGATTGCAGATCGTCGAGTTGCTGATCCAAGTCAGTTAGGTAGTACATTAACTGTGCCCTCGGGTGCTAATAAATTAGTTCTAATGCGAATTCCTAAAGAGTACGCTGATGAAGATAAAAACCTAAAGCAAGCTGAAGTGGATAAACTCGAACAAAGTATGCAACGTCCTTCTACTGATTTAACGGGAAAGGTAACACTTGAACGTTAAGTCTGAAAGGACTTTTTAATGCCTAATGTTTCGCGCCCTAATGGGTTTCGCGTAATCACTAGCACTACAGGGGCCCCTTACACTGGAAAAGCTAACCTTTATTATGTTGCTTCCGCTGCTGACGAGATTCTCGTTGGTGACGTAGTTAAGCTCGGAGGTACTGCTACGGCGGATGGTATTCCTACTGCTGACCTGTGTGGTGCTTCTGATGTGCCTGTTGGTATTGTTGTTGGGGTGCTTCACTCCAAGTTTGACCCTATGGGTAAAATGAATAGCGGTTCGACAGCTCTTGATCTTCCTGCGGCTGCTCAAATTGCGGCTTCTGGTGCCGGATATATTCTGGTAATTGATGACCCGGAAGTTCGTATGGAAGTGGAAACTTCTAACGGAACTCCTGCGGTTACAGACGTTGGCCTGAATATCTCTCATGCTAATGGTGCCCGTACCGCGGCTACTGTGACTTCGCCTGCTACCATTGACTTTGGTACAGAAGCTACGACTAATACCCTGAATTTCCGTTTGCTTGGCTTTGTTCTCCGTCCGGATAATGAAGTTGGTGCTTCGGCTAAAATGATCGTTGGGTTCAATCGTCACCAATACAAGGGTGCGACTGGTTCGACTGGCGTTTAATAGAGGAGATTACATATGTCTATTATTACTAGTGGCTCCTTTGCTAAAGCCCTTTGGCCGGGAGTAAATAAATGGTACGGTGATGCTTATAATGAGTATCCCGTTGAATGGACCAAGCTGTTCGAGCAGTATAAGTCTACTCGTGCTTTTGAAGAGGATGTTGGTACGTCGGGTCTGGGGCTTGCGGTTGTTAAAGCCGAAGGCGCTCCTGTTACGTTCGATACGTCCCGTCAAGGCTTTACGACTCGATTCCAGCACGTTACTTACGCGCTTGGTTTCGTGGTTACTCGTGAAGCGTTTGATGACGATCAGTACGACATCGTTGGTAAGAAGCGCGCGCAAGCTCTGGCTTTCTCGATGCGTCAAACCAAGGAAATCGTTGCAGCTAACGTTTATAACCGTGCGTTTAATACCTCGTATACTGGTGGAGATGGTGCAACTCTGATTGCTTCTGCTGGTGGTGGTGGCTCGTCTTCGCACCCTAACGTTGCTGGTGGTACATTTACCAATGGAGTTGCTGTTGCTGCGGACCTGTCTGAAGCTTCTCTTGAGCAAGCTTCGATTGATATCCAAGGTTATACCAATGATCGTGGTCTGAAGATCGCTGTTGTTCCTAAGCGTCTTATTATCCCGTATCAACTTGAGTTTGAAGCTACTCGTATTCTTAAGACAGATGGCCGTGTTGGCACTGACCTTAATGATATGAATGCTGTCAAGACTCTCGGTATTATCCCCGAGATGGTTAAGAATCACTATCTGACTGATGCGGATGCGTGGTTTATCATGACTAATGTCGGCGATGGTATGAAGTATTGGGAACGTCGTGCTGATTCGTTTGACACCGATAACGATTGGGATACCGAGAATGCTAAGTTCAAGGCTTCCGCCCGTTACTCGTTTGGTTGGACTGATCCGCGTTGTATGTACGGTTCGCCCGGCGCTTAATAGATAAGGAGTAGATATGACTGCACGCCCTTCACAAACTGTTAGTTATACTACTCCACCTTCTCCAGAAATCCTCTCGAAGACTGTACAAATTGCTCGTACTGATACTACGGCATTTGATGCGTTCGTTCTTCCGAAAGGTGCTGTAATTTGTGGAGCCTACATTATGGGTCAAGTAGCGTCGGATGCGGCGACTACTGGTACTGTTAGTGTGGGCTCTAACCCCGGTACTACAAACGAGTGTGTTGCTGCATTTAGTGTAAAAACTAATGGAGTAGGATACTTTGCTGCTGGTGCTCAGGGCGGAACCGGTATTGGTTCTCAACTTACTGCGGATACCTTAATGAAAGCTCGCTACGCGGAAACGGGTACGGCTTCTTCTACTGGTGGTCCTTGGCTGGTTAAGGTTGAGTATTACTTCCCCCAACAGGGATTTAGTTGGTAAAATAGTTGAAAATCTAGGGGGAGTTCTGTTATGGGGCTTCCCCTTTTTTGTTTAAGGAAAATAAATGCGTCCTACAAGTGTAACTCAAACTAACGCAGGGTCTACTGCGTGGATTCCAGTGGACTGGAGGTCCAATCCTTTTAATTTGTCGTTCGGTTGTGTGGTTGCTAGTGGCACGCCTACTTATAAAGTAGAACACACTTTCGACGATGTGTTTGACTCTACGGTAACGCCTACAGCGTTTACCCATGAATTCATTACTGCGTCTACTACAAGTGACGATGGTAATTATGCCTTCCCTGTCAGGGCAATTCGACTTACTGTGACAGGTACAGGTGTTGTAACTATGACGGTACTGCAACCGGGAAGCGTAGGTAAATAATGTCTGGTGTATCTACGATGGCCCGTGCGGCAGGGTATCCTATTCGAGTTTTTTCTACTACAGGGACAGCAGTCTCGGGGGGAGGAGAAGCTGGGTGGATTACTGGTACTATTGCATCTCTAGCTGCTTCTGGGGCAGCTACAGTTCAGTTTGATTTAGGAGCTGATTGGGTATTCTACCCTTTTATTAGGTTGTTTATTCTTTGGGCTGCCCCTAGTTCTGGTACAGTAAATATGCAAGTCCATAGTGCGGATACTGCTGGAGCTACCACCCGCAGAATTGGTCCTATTGATATGGATAGTATTAATACCACTTTTTTAACAGTGTCTTCTGCAAGCGGGCCCCAAACAATTGATCTTCGCCCTATGGGCAGATACCTAACCATTACAGCTACAAATAATGATGGCGCTAATGCTGTTGGATCAACTGCTAGAATTGATGTAGCTCAGTACCCTTGTTAAATCTAAATAATGACAATCTTAGAAAAAATTCAAACTTTGTGTTCACAAGAAATGCAAGAGTCTCCACGCACACAAGTTAATGATCAAAAAATTACAGATTATTTAAATGAGGTTTCTCCGCGAGTAGAAGTTCAATCTACTATGGTCTCAGCTAGAGGCATTTTAGGTGCTTATGGAATGGATGGAGCTGTAATTCTCGATAAATTAGAACAAGCGGCCGCAATAAACCCGGCATGTAGATGGGCATGTAAATTTTTAGGTCAAGATACTGGTTTAGATGTTGGTCATCCAACTACTCAACAAATGATTGATTTGTTAGTTAGTAATTCAATTTTAACTAACGAAGAAGGAAATAAATTAAAATCTTTAGCTATTAAAGTAAAACCGTATACGGTTGTAGAAATAGAGGAAGCTCGGAATGGCTGATATTAAAGTTAAATATCCACAAACAAATGCCGACACTGTAGCAATTACACACGCTCTTGCCTCGCTGGCTGACGATAATACAAACAAACTTGCCGGCGCTCAAACAGATATTATTGATAACACCACAAATCTTGATCTTGATCATATTTTAACTGGTGTTATTAAACTAGGAACATCTCCTACTGCTGGACGAACTATTGAAATCTGGGCTTTCGCTCCACGTAAAATTGCAAGTGGCTCTGCAACATACCCAGATGTTTTGACTGGTGCCGGAGCGGCAACTAAAACTTTAACAAGTGCAAATGTTAAAGCAGGTATGTTGATTCCTGTAATGACACTTACTACAGATGGGACAACAGGTAGAAATATGGAATTAAGGCCGATCAGCATTGCCTCATTGTTTGGTGGAAATTTACCTCCTAAATATGGGCTTTTTGTTCTTAATTGTACTGGTGTTGCACTTGATTCTACTTCAAGCAATCACGAACTATCTTATTATAGAGTTCAAGGACAGACGGTTTAATCATGGCACTAGGGATTACATCTTGGGGGCCGCGCAAACCGCCGCCGGGTTCTCGAATCAATCCCGGCGATCCAATCAATAGGGATTTGGTTTCATTATGGATGTTTAACGAAGGGGCCCAATTTCGCGTGGAGGATGTGGTAAGTAACAATCACGCAACTCTTGGCCCTGTGCTAACGTGGCAAAGCGGGAAATTCGGCGCAGCCGTGCAGTTCTTCGGCTCGGCCGCGTCCAGTTCGGTAAACTGCACGGCACCCAGCAACGCATCGCTGGACATCACCGGCAGCTTCACCATCACGTCCTGGGCTCGCGGGCAGGCGCGCACCAACAGCGCGATTGGTGGACGGTGGAACGGCAGCGGGTACATGCTGTACCTGGACGCCTCGAACAAGCTGCGCGTGTACTGCGACGGCACGTTCACCACGGGCGCGACGACGGTGTTCGCCGCTGATGGTGACTGGCTGTTCGTCGCGGGAGTGTTCAACGCGGCCACGCAGCGAGCCACGATCTACATCAACGGACAAGTCGATGTCGATGCGTCGAACGCCAAATCCAGCATCGCGACGGCCGCCCTCCCTTATGAAATGGGGAACTACAACGGCAGCGCGGCCTCGTGCTGGGGTGTAATAGGCGGGTCCGGGCAAGCCAGTCTGGACAATCAACGCCTGTATCGCCGTGCGTTAAGTAATAATGAAATAAATCGCCTGTATAAAGAACCTTTTGCTGGGTTAATGCAGAATAGAAGATTATTTATTCCGGTAACAGCTACTGCCCCAAGTTCTTTTATACCTGCGTGGGCAAAGGCATCAACTTCTATAATTGGGAGTAATATTAATGTTGCGTAAAAATGTAGCAGGTCAATTTATACATATTGCGGCAATTAATGCTACAACAGGTGCAGCATTAACAGGTGCTACAATTAGTATGCGTAGATGTCTTGACGGTACTTTTGCTGCTGGTGGAGCAACTATCACTGAGGACACTGGTTTAGGATTTTACAAAGTAGCTTTTACTCAAGCAGACACTAATGGCAACAATTGTGGTTATTTTTTTACTGCCACAAACATGATTCCTATTTGCGTAAATGTAGTTACTACTGCTGCTGATCCTACAGATTCAGTTAGATTTGGTCTTACGGCATTACCTAATGCCGCTGCTGCGGCAACTGGAGGTATTCCTGTTATTGGAACAGGATCAAATAACTTTAAATCTGATGCAAGTGCCAATGTAACTTTTGCTAATACTTCTATTGGTAGCGTAACTGGGTCTGTTAATTCCGTGACTACTGGAGTTACAGTTACAACTAATAACGACAAGACTGGGTATACCGCATCAACGGTGTCAGATAAAACTGGATATAGTTTAGCTGCTGGTGGTATTGGGTCTGGTGTTCATTCTGCTGCTGAACTTAATAACATTGCTGATGGAGTTCTTGATAGAGTTCTCTCTGCTGGCACAGATAGTGGGGGTAATAATACTACAGCCAGAACTGTTAGACAAGCACTAAGACTTCTTCGCAACAAGGCTAGTGTGGCTGCGGGCACTTTAACAGTCACTAAAGAAGATGATACAACTACTTCATGGACAGCAGCAATTGGAACAACTGCTGGTAATCCTATCTCTAGTGTGGACCCGACATAATGATTAAATTTTTAAATTGGGTATTTTCGTACTTTGGATATGAACTGGTAAAAAAGGTTCCATCCGAAATTGAGAATCTAGCTTTTGACTTTGTTAAACAAGTTGAAGAAAAGTTTAAAGGGGAGTCTGGGGAGTTTAAACGCTCGCAAGTTCTTCGTATGCTACTTAATAGATTCCCAAGTGAGCGAGAAAGTACTTTAGCTATGGCGATTGAACAAAGTGTTTTACGTCAGTAGTTTTTGGACTTTAGGGGATGGTCCTGCTGGGCCATCTACCTCGGATCATACTGGAGTGTCTCTTCGCACAGGGGTTACAGAGGAAACTGGGGTTTCTAGAACTGGTATACGTGGAGTCTCTGGCTATTTAACTTATGCTATTGGATTACTATTTCTATGCAAAACAATTATTTCAAGTCTGGTAGCTGGAACGCCATCTGTGATGTCTGTGGCGTCAAGTTTAAAAACTTTGAGTTAAAGAAACGTTGGGATGGTCTTATTGTTTGTGCTAAAGATTATGAACAAAGACATATCTCAGACTTCTTTAAATTAAAACCAGAAGTAAACAATGTTCGTGACCCTAGACCGCAAGCAGAGGATCAATTTGTTGATGTTACTTATGTTGATACCGGCGACCCAACTTATTGCACTGTAACCGGTAGGACCGCTATAGCTGGTTTAGCTGTAGCTGGATGTATGATTGCAGAAAAGGGATTATAAATGCCGTTACAAAATTTTATTTCAGGTGTCACTGTAGCTACAGCAGCTTGGTTAAACAAAGTAGATACTCTGTTGTTTACCGTGTTTGCTGAAGCTACTACAGCAGCACAGGCTAGGACTGCTCTTAATCTTGGTTCTTTAGCTACAGCCTCTACTATTAATGACAGTAATTGGTCTGGTACTGATCTTGCCATTACAAACGGCGGTACGGGGGCCTCTGACGCTGCTACAGCTAGAGCTAACCTTGAGCTTGGTACTATGGCCCTCGCAACAGACCCTACTACAACTAAAGGAGATTTAATAGCTAAGACTACCTCTTCTGGTTTAACTAGAGTCCCTGTAGGAACAAATAACCAAGTTCTTATTGCTGACTCTAGTCAATCTGGTGGAGTATCATGGGCTTGGTCAAAAGTTATTCAAGAAGTTGAAGGTACCCCTTACACTACATATGGCTCTACCTCAGTCTCTATACCTCTTGATGATAGCATCCCCCAAAGTGGGGAAGGTGTAGAATATGTCAGTGTAACAATTACTCCAAAATCTACGACGACTAGGCTAGTAATTGAAGCTTCTGCTATGGTAGGAGCTGATGCTAATCGAACAGTAGTTATGGCACTTTTTCAAGATGCTACTGCCAACGCCTTAAAAGCTACTGCTACAGAAGTCCCATCGTCTAGTTCGGTTGTAGATTTATTTTTACGACATGAGATGGCCTCTGGTACAACTTCAGCTACTACATTCAAAATTAGAATTGGGCCGTCTGCTGGAACGTTGTATGTTAATGGTTCATCTGCTGGTAGACGTTTTGGTGGGGTTTCTGCAATAACTATCCACGTTAGGGAAATTAATTAATGACTACCTCTAGCACTTACACATGGGAAATGACCCGTGATCAAATTATCACTGATGCTCTTCGTAAAGTAGGGGCTATTGATGAAGAAGCTACCCCAACTGCTGCACAGCTAGCTTTAGGTGCTAGAGCCCTTAATGGTGTAATGAAGACTATGGCGGGTTCTGTTGGTATGCCTTTATGGGCAATTGATGAGGCGTCAATCACTCTTACATCAGCTTCTACATACACAGTTGGTATTGGCCAGACAGTTAATATTCCTAGACCTATTAAAGTCTTACAAGCTTGGCGTAGAGATTCTAGCACTAATTTTGACACTCCTATTAGAGTGATTAGTTACGAGGATTACGATAGGCTACCAAATAAATTTGTTCTAGGTACTCCGGTAAATCTGGCCTACCAACAAAAAAATTCTACTGGAGTAGTTGCAGTTTATCCTACTCCAGATACGTATTCTCAAACTTACAACACAATTAAAATCCGATACCATCGGCCGTTTCAAGATTTTACTACAGGTACAGAAACTCCAGATTTTCCACCGGAATGGAATCTCCCTTTAGTGTTTGAACTGGCAATTGTGTTAAGCGCGGATTATGGAGTGCCTACTAATGATAAAGCGGACTTGATGAAATTAGCTCAAAAGTACACTGAAATGGCACAAGCCACTTCATATGAAGATGCCCCGATCATGTTTCGCCCGGATACTACTGGAAGGTAAATGGCTTATACAAAGAACCCTAAATTAGATACCTACGATACTAAAAGGTTCCCTTTCGTGGGTTCTCATAATGCTCGAAGTTTTTCTGGGGCTAAAGACCAACGGTACGTGAATTGTTACCCAGAGTCTATTAAAAACCCCCTTAATCAAGGTAAGCGTATTTATTTGATTAAACGCCCGGGACTAGTAACAACTGTCAATCCCGGGTATGTTGATACTGGTAGAGGGGTGTTTTTTTGGAAAGGTAGTGTTTACAGTGCTTTTGGAAATCGGATATATAAAGACACTACTCAAATAAGCTCTATTACTCTTACTGGTACTTCTGGTACTGTGGGATTTGTAGCTGTTAACGGGGCTACAGAGTATTTGTTTGTTTGTGATGGTACTTCAGGATGGGTGATTAATTCTAGTGGAACTGCGCAGTTAGTAGGACCATATCCTGCATGGACTGCATCCACTGCTAGGGCTTTAGACTATCGGGCACGACCTGTTACTGCAAACGGTTACTACTACAAAGTAACTACAGCAGGTACAACCGGGGCTTCTGAACCAGCATGGCCCACAACAATTGGAAACACTGTTGTAGACGGTACAGTTACTTGGACTTGTGTTGGGGTATCTGGTGGATTTCCTTCTACTCATATTCCAACCCCAGTGTTTGCAGATGGGTACATTGTGTTAGCAGGCACTAACGACGATACGTTCTGGAATAGCGATTTGGATGATCCATTTACTTGGAGCCCGTCTAATGGGTTGTCTGCTGAAATGTACCCTGACAATATTGCAGGTATATTTAGACAAAATAACCAGATTGGTGTGTTGGGAGAAAACTCTACAGAATTCTTTTACAACGCAGCAAACGTAAATCAATCTCCGTTTGCTAGAAATGACGCTGCTGCCCAACAGTTAGGCTGCGCTGCTTTCAACACCATTACTGCATTTGAACAGAATGTCTTGTTTGTTGGGCAATCTGAACTGGGTGGTAGATGTGTTTGGAAGATTGAGGCTTTTAAACCTGAGCGTGTGAGTATTGAGTGGATTGACGATCTTCTTGATCAAGAAGCTTCAAATATCAGTAATGCTAACGCTTTTATTGTTCGAGTTCGTGGGCACCAATTCTATGTGCTTAATTTAAGCACTAGGACTGTAGTTTATGATCTAGATGAGAAAATGTGGCATGAATGGTCAAGTAATAACGCTGGGTCACATGAAACATTTAAATGTAACTACGCTTGCGACTACTACGGAGAAGCATTAGTCCAACATTCTACTAACGGTAAAATTTATAAGCTTGATCCATACACATATCAAGATGATGGTACAGCTATTATTGTAGAGGGTGTGACAAGTCTTATTGATCTGGAAAATAATGATCGTAAGACTTGCCATACATTTACGCTTTTAGCAGATAGAACACCTGTGCCTAGTTACGTAACTGTAAGTTACTCAGATAATGACTATCAATCTTGGTCTGCTGGAAGAGCAGTTGATTTATCAACAAGACCATTTTTGTTGAATCAAGGTATGTTCCGAAGACGCGCTTATAAAGTAGTTTATACAGATAACTACCCATTTAGAGCGGAAGCAATTGAGCTGTATATTAATCAACATAAATCATAATGGCTACTGAACTTCCACCGCCCCCAATTAATGTCTCCGACAATAATGCATATGTTTGGTTAGAGTGGTTTAGAAAACTACGAAATTATTTAACTACATCCGGTAGTGTTCCTTGGGCTTTAGTTGATAAAGCCGGTAGTAATCTAACTGATCTTGCTACAAGAAACCATTCAAATCTTCAAGGACTACTTCCGGGCGGCACTGCTGGATACCACTTAAATAAGATTCTCCATGCAAGTACTGTATTTGATTTTCCTAACATTACTGCTGGGACTACCTCAACTACCACCGTCTCTGTGACCGGTGCTGCTGTAGGAGATGCGGTTGTAGTAAATCCAGACTCAGTTATTGAAGCTGGTATTAATATTTATGGATATGTATCAGCAGCAAACACGGTGACAATAGTTGCCGCTAATCCAAGTGCAGGTGCTGTCAACCCAGTATCTCGTACATACTATGTTACAGTGTTTAAAGGATAATTATGGCAATGCAATACGTTAATGGTGAGTTGGTTGACGATGAAAACCAAGGGGATAATCCTCTTGCTGGGATGAACGTTGCTTCTTCTCCAAATAGAACTAACCAAAATTATCAATATACATCCACACCGTTAGATGATAATGATCTTCAAGGGTTCAGGGACTATGTAGGCAAATACACAGCCCCACAAGGACGCAACTGGTTTTCTCATGAAATGGGAAACATTGCTACTAGTTATGCCAATTCTAAAGGCATGGGGAATGACTCAAATTATATTGGGTCGTTAGCCGGTAAAGCTTATCCCGGACAAACCTTTCAACAAGCTCCTGCGGATTTATTTCCTGAGGGTCAAGGCGGGGGTGGTGACTTTGATTTTGGTTCCATGTTACTTCCCTTACTTGTAGCTGGAATTGCTACTGGTGGTTTCGGTCTTTTTGGTGCAGGTGCAGGCGCTGGAGCGGGGGCTGCTGGTTTTGCTATCCCCAATGCTGCTGCGGTTGAAGCTGGTATTCTTGGTGGCCTTGAAGCTAGTGGTATTGGGGCTGGATTAGGGGGTGCTGCTGGGGCCGGTAGTCTTGCTGGAATTGGAGATATTTCATTAGGTCTTGAAGGTTTAGGTGGAAGTGTAGAGGCTGGTTTAGGGGCCTTACCAGAACTCAGTGCTGGAGTTGGTAGTTTTAGTACTGATGCTATTTCTACCCTTTCTGATTTATACGGATATGATGCCGGTGGGGCATCAACTTTTATGGGTGAGCAGGGTGGAATTTCTAACCTTGAACAAGCTCTACAAACTCCTCAAATTAGCTCTACTCCTAGTATGCCTGATATTCCTACAGTTGAAGATATTTCTATGGGATATAATCCAGAGACAGCTACCTCAATTGACCAAGTAGCTCAAGCTGGACTGGATAAACAAGCACCTATTGTAGATAAATCTGTTAGTGCTGGTATGGGTGATACCACACGATTAGCCGCAAAGGCAGGTAGACAAATGATGGATTCCCCTTGGTTTCAAATTGCTAAAACAGGTTTAAATCTGTATGGGCAAAATCAAAAGGCTAACCAATTAAAAGATATTTTTAATCAGTTTAGGCAACAATCTGATGTTGGTGGACCTTTCCGTGACCTGCTGATGCGGTCAATGACTGATCCTAATTTCTTTAAATCCATGCCTGAGTTTCAGGCTGGTATGGGGGCTTTTGACAAACAATACAGAGCCAATGCTGGTAAAAATGGTACACGTAGTCAGCTTGGTGGAGCAGCCCACAATATTGCTGTAAACCAAGAAGCTGCTAAACTTGCAGATATCTATCGTAGTAGACTAAGTGGACCTGCTAGTGCTCAGCCTAATATGTCTGGTGCTGCTGCTATTGCCCCTGCAATGGTTAATGCAGGAGGTAATCAGTATGCCTCTCTCATGGACCCTGCACTTTGGAGAGCTATTGGAGGTTTATTCTAAATGTTATTTACTCCATCGGTTAACGCCCAAACCGCCACTACATTAGCTGATCTGATGGGCCAAGGGTCTGCTGGAGCTTATATGGGTCAGCAGATGCTTGAAGAACGGGCTATGAATGAGATTAATCAAAATCTCTCTTTGGCTGATTTAGATAAAATTACTTTAGCTAATGATCATAATCGCATTATGAATCCTATGCTTCAGCAAGTTCAAAGGGCTGAGGTCAGGAATGCTGATTCCAAGACCCCTGAGTATTTCACAGGAATGAGACAAGGTGAGTTAGGTACTGCTCGTAGTAATGTAGCTAAAGCTAAACTCGATGAGGGTACTTTAGATACTAATATTGCAGCAAAGAATCTTGGTAATCAAACCCAAATGTTTAAAGACATGGGTTCCAATATGTTAAATGCTGTAGCTTATGTTGGACAACTCCCTCCGGGAGAACAGCGGGAAGCTATGAAGCAGCTTATTACTAGTCAAGGTTGGGATAAAAATCCTGCCTCTAGAGAAATCTGGGATAGACTTCTACAATCCCCTGACATGCTAATGCATGCACAAAATGTTGCTGAGCGGTTAATGGATTTTGATCCTGCACACCTTAGTAGAATGGCTACTGGTAAGCAAACTGCCGATAGTAATGAGCTCATCCATTCACGTAGTGATGCTTCTCGTGAGAGGGTTGCGGCTGGTAATAATAATGCTACTATTGAGGCTGCTAGACTTCGCCAAAAAGGTATGAATGATGATCAGCTTAAGTTTAAGCTTGAAGAATCTCTTGGTAAAGGTAACTACGCTGCTGGTGAAATGCTAGCTAAAAAGTATGCTGAAGAGGGCGATATGCAGTCTGCTGAGTATTATAGAAAGCTTTCCGCTGCAATCAAGCAACAGCAAATTGATAAAGCTAGAGCCAGTTCATTAGTTGGTGATGACAGATTAAGAGGTCTTCTTAATATGCCTAGAGAAGATAATACTAATACTCCGGGCACACCTAGAACTTACGACCCAGCTACAAAGACTTGGCGATAAATTAAAGGAGCTTAAATGCCGAAGTACAAAATGCCTGATGGCAATTCTTATGATTTTAGAAATGACCAAGAAGCTACTGAGGCTATGGAGGCATGGAATCGCCAATTTGGACCTAAAGCTTCAGACGATGGACCTTTAATGCAGACTGCTAAAGAGCTTCCAGCGCGTATTGGTGGTGGAGTCTCTGCGGCTGGTCGTACCGCCGTTGGTCTTGCTGGTATGATTCCTCAAGGTATTCGTGCAGTTGGGGAACTTGCTGGTGGCGCACCATTAGATATTGCTCTTGAACGTTCCCAGTCTAGTAATCCCCAAACAATGCTTGAGAATGTAGCTCCTTCTGGTGAGTTTACAAAGCAAAGTACTGAAACTATTGGGCATGGTATGGATGCCCTGCAACAAGCTGGTGGTAGAGCTATTGGAATGCTTGGTGAGGCTACTGGTGCTTTTGGAGTAAGTCCTGAAGACCGTAAGAAACTGGACATTACTGGCGGAGAAGCTTTAGAGACTACTGTTAATGAGTTTGCTGGTAACTTTTTACCTCTTGGGGCAAAACCTAATGGTAAACCCTTTTTCAAGCGTAGTGAGTCTAAACCTTCTGATGTTCGATCCAAGTTAGCTGATAAAGCAAAGCAAAAAGAAGTAACTATAGAAGACG